GTTAAACCAAAGCTCTGGGGTTGTACCCTTGCCATGGCGAGACCTATCCACGCGAAGGATGTTGGGCTGTCGCTTGCGAAGCTCGTCGCGCACTACGGACTGGGGCACAAAGACCAGTCGGCGCTCATCGCCACCAAGGGCAAGAACCTGTGTGACTTCTCAGATGACGAGATAGATGAGATGCGGGTATACAACGCCGCCGACGTCGATCAGTGCTACGGGCTGCTGCTCAAGCTGATCCCACAGACACGCAAGGAAGAGGTCAAGCTCGTCGACATGACGATCCGTATGCTTGTGGAACCCACGTTTGAAAGCAATTCGATTTTACTTGCTGACACGTTAACAGAGGAAGGTATCCGCAAGAAGGCAATGCTAGTCGAAGCCGCGCGTAAAATGGACGTCTACGAGATAGGCATGGACGACGACGAAGCCGCTGCCGCAGCCTTGACGGTGTTGTCGTCTGCTGCTAAGTTCGCAGCGTTCCTGCGAACCATCGAAGTCGACGTTCCGACTAAAGTTTCTCCTACAACGGGTAAAGAGATACCGGCTCTGGCCAAGACGGATGAAGGCTTTCTGGAGTTGCAGGAACACGATGATCCTCTCGTCGCCACAGCTGCCGCAGCACGGCTCGACGCGAAGTCCACAATTCTACAAACACGCATCCAAGCGTTCATGGACGCATCCAACGCACACCCTGAGAAAAAGGTGCCGATCCCGCTCAAGTATTACGGCGCAGACACGACGGGCCGCTGGTCTGGTTGGGGCTACAATCCACAGAATTTACCACGCGTGAACCCGTACAACCCTCGCCCATCGGATGCACTACGTCGGTCGTTGATTGCTCCGCCGGGCCACAAGGTTGTCGTCGCCGACTTGTCAGGCATCGAGTTGCGTGTAAACCATTTCCTTTGGCAAGTACCGGCCAGCGTGGCGATGTACCAAGCGGAGCCAGAGAAAGCCGATCTCTACAAAGACTTCGCCAGCAAACTGTACAGCGTACCATACGACGACGTGACAAAAGTCCAACGTCAGGTGGGTAAAGTGGCTCACTTAGGTCTTGGCTTTGGTGCTGGGTACGTCACGTTTCAAAAGGTTGCTAAGCTGATGGGCGGCGTCGACATCACCGAAGATGAGAGCAGGGACATCGTCGACAAGTGGCGCGACGAATACTACGAAATTACCAAGGGCTGGCGCACATGCCACGCCGCACTGCCTACGATTATGCGAGGCTCGGAGGGTAACGCAGTCGACCCGTGGGGTATGGTGGTGCCAGTTCCCGAAGGACTGCGTACACCCAAGGGATTGATTCGGTATCCAGATTTACGGACAGAGGTAAACGAAGACGACAACCGTAAAGAGTTTGTCTACGGGCATGGTCGGAACAAGGCCAGAATATATGCAGGAAAAATTGACGAGAACATCGTGCAACACTTGGCTCGGTGTGTGATTGCCGACAATGCGTTGGCAGTTCAAAAGATCACAAAACTAAACCCTGCGTTAATGGTACATGACGAATTAGTGTACATCGTACCAGAAGACGAAGCTGAGATAATGCTAGACATAGTTCAGCAAGTAATGAGGACACCGCCTACGTGGTGGCCTGAGTTAATCACATGGAGTGAAGGAGATATAGCTGACACATATGGCGACGCAAAATAAATACTTGAAATGTGTTTAAATGTGTGCATTTATGTTCGGCTTATGTTATATACATGTAAACAAGTACAGAGGAGAAAAAATGCACAGAAACAACTATAACGGAGATGGCTCCTGCCAAGGCCGAAGCGCAAGCGATTGGTCTGATCCACATCAAGCCCCACCCATTGATCCTTTAAGCTACGGAACACCACAAAAGAACAAAGGAATGGGAGATGAGGAATGGAACCCGATTTAAGACAAACAACTGATTACTTGCTGCGAAACCCCAGCAATATTAAAAAATGGCTAACACTAACGGATAAGTACATGCAGACCTTTGCCAAAGACCCAAGCATATTTCTTTTGCCAAAGACGCACGAGTTCTTAAAGCCGTTAATTGAAGCATATGCGTTCAACGCCGATGGCTTCGTTCAGTACCTCGTAGGTATACGCGACAGTTTCAGCAAAGAAGACTTAGCGTGGGAACAAGTGCAGAGCATACACCGTCGTATCAACGGCAGGTACGTGCAGCAGCAACGACGCGAACGCGCAACACGAGCCGTGGCCAAAGCAGAGGCGTTGTTTGGCAAGACAGATTATCACTCACGTCTAAAGTGGGTCTCTAGCTTAGAGCATGAATGGGCGAAGCGACGCCTGTTGTTCTTGGATAAGCACCGAGACGACCGCAAGGCAGATCGAATAGACGTCGAGACTAGGGCAGAACTACTGCTAGAGTTCTGGGAAATTATTGACACTGAAATATTCGAAGGAGGAATACCCCCGTGGAACTAAAGAAACCTTGGTCTTACTCAGCACTTACTGCGTTCGAAACATGCCCGAAGCGATTTCAGCTGACGCGTGTCACAAAACAAGTTGTTGAGAAACAGACTGAGGCTACAATTTGGGGCAACAAGGTGCATAAAGCACTTGAAGACTTCGCCAATGGCAAGAAGCCGTTGCCCCCTGAGATGGAGCAGTACGGACGGTACGTTAAAAAGATACTGTCATACGAAGGTAAGCGCGTGGTTGAGGAACGTGTCGCGCTCACTAAAGACTTTCGTCAGACTACATGGATGGCGAAGGACGTGTGGGTACGTGGGATTATAGACATCGGAGTTGTTGGCTCCGACACTGCGTACTTGCTCGACTGGAAGACAGGCAAACACCGACCAGACAACGATCAACTTAAACTATTCGCGGCGCTGGCTTTCGCTATGTACCCGTGGATCAATAAAGTGGTGACTGGGTTCATCTGGTTAAAAGTCTCAAAGTTTGATAAGGAGATGTTCACGCGTGAGCAACTACCGGAAATTTGGAACGAATTTTTACCGCGGCTATCACGGGTAGCAGTCGCGTACGATGAAGATAAGTGGCTCCCGAAACCATCTGGTTTATGCAAGAATTGGTGTCCAGTAGGCCAGTCCTTGTGCGAGTTTTGTGGTAAATAACAACATGTAGAACGCCAGCGACTATAGGACTGGCAGAAAGACTTTGATGAGAAATGACCGATGCAACCCAGCAAGCAGTCGACCCGATGCAGCTAACCAACGACGAATTGGTTCGCTACGGGTTCAAGCAGCCAAGTGCAACCTTGTTAGAAAACGAATTACTTCACAGGCTAGAAGCATATATTAGTATGTACGGTGACTACTTAGACGTAAAAGCGCGGGAGCGTGATTAACCATGGCTATGACCCCAGAAGGCAAAGTTAAGAAGAAGGTCAAAGAATACCTTCAATCAATCGGCGCTTGGTACTACATGCCAGTGTCGAACGGTATGGGGCGTGTTGGCTGTCCTGATATTCTCGTCTGCTATAAAGGTCTGTTCATGGCTTTTGAGACGAAGGCACCGGGTAAGATAAAGAACGTCACCGCAAACCAACAACGTGAAATTGACGAGATACAACGTGCTAACGGGTTAGCACATGTGGTCGACGACGTTGAGCAAGTAAAGTCTCTTTTAGAAACTATTGAAAGGATACCAGATGACTAAGTCCTCAAAGAAAGAACTGGCTACCAAGGCGAAGTACAACGCTCGCGCCGACGTGAAAAAGAAACGCGCAGCGACGAACAAGTCGCGGCGTCAAGCTGTGGCCGCAGGGCGCGTCAAGAAAGGCGACGGCAAGCACGTAGATCACAAGGTGCCTTTGGATGCTGGCGGTAGCAATACTAAGGCGAACACCCGAGTAGTAAGCGCGAAGGCCAACAAAGGCTGGCGCGGCAAAAAACCCGGCATGTACACCAAAGGTAAAACATGAACCCTCGCGAATACAACGTCGGGCACTCCGACTATTCCAAACGACGTATTCAACCATGGGACATATGGTTTGAGTACGGTCTCAACCCTTGGGACGCAGACATCATTAAGCGCGTCCTGCGAGACAAAGGCGAACGTCGCCTCGACTACGAAAAAATCAAACACATCTGCGATGAACGCATCAGACAGATAGATGAGGAAACCAACCATGCTAGTATGGCCAACAAAGAAGGCGCTTATACTCAAGAGTAAGTCGCCCGAGAAGATATTGAACGTGGTGCCCAGCGCCAAAAGGTTCAGTGTAAAAGGCCAGCCTCTCGTGGCTGTGCCGCATCGTACAGAAGAGACCACTCTCCTGCGCAACTTGGGCTATGATGCTCCTGCTCCGATCCGTTCGTACTATGAATGGCCGGGTCGCTTTAAACCATTTCACGCGCAGCGCGAAGCTGCCGCGTTTCTGTCTATGAATAAACGTGCGTTTAACCTCAGTGAATTAGGTACGGGCAAGTCGTTGGCGTCGCTGTGGGCGTACGACTACCTACGCAGCATCGGACAGATGAACAAAGCATTGGTGATCTCACCGTTGTCTACCTTAGAGCGGACGTGGGCTGACGAAATCTTTCAGCACTTCCCCCACCTCACATATACAGTTCTGCATGGAGCCAAGGACAAACGCATCAAGTTACTTAAAGAAGACTTCGATGTTTACATCATCAACCACGACGGCGTTGGCATCATCGAGCCACACCTCAAAGACCGTACCGACATCGACCTCGTGATCGTTGACGAGATTGCACAATGCGCTCGTAACGCAAGCACCACACGTTGGCGTAAGATCAACACCGTCGTCAATAAGCACAAAGCACCCCGTGCATGTTGGGGCATGTCAGGAACACCGACACCAAACGCTCCTACAGACGCGTGGGCGCAGTGCCGCCTAGTCGTACCTGATGCAGTTCCACCATACTTTAACAGGTTCAAGGGGCAGGTAATGAAACAGCTATCCCAGTTTCAATGGATCGCTAAGAAAGGTGCCACCGAGACAGTGCGCGAAGTTATGCAACCTTCTGTGCGCTTCACCCGCGACGAGTGCTTAGACCTACCTCCGCTTATGTACGAGACGCGCCAAGTACCGCTGACCAAAGACCAAGGCAAAGCATACAAAGAGATGCTTACAAAACTGCGCCTTCAAGCAGAAGAGGGGGACATTACCGCTGTCAACGAGGCAGTGAAGATGGGCAAGCTGGTGCAGATTGCTTGCGGCGTAGTCTACGCACCCGATGGCACTCAGGTTACTATTCCAGCAACGCCGCGCGTCGAGGAGACGCGGTCTATCTGCCACTCGGCGCAAGGCAAAGTTATCGTGTTTGTACCATACGTGTCCTCAGTAAACATGGTAGCTGAGGAGCTAAG